CTGCCAAGTGCACCGCCTTGTGGTGTTTAAGCCCACGAGGATTGGTGTAATTGGGGCGCTAATTAAAGCGCCCGAATGCCATGGAACCGAAGGTCCCATGACACCACCGCCCCAACGGCTTTCGCCGCTACCCCCATTACTAATCAGTATGGAGGTGCCCACCTCGGCTTGATGTTGACGGCACGAGGACGTCCAGAACGTTCCAAGTGTCTTCCGTCGACGGATGGCAAACCGCCGCGCTTAAGGAAGAACTTGAGCAAGGCACCCTTATCCGAAAGAGAATTCTTAGGGATAAGAGAATCAACGACATAACCCTTGACAAGAGGGCGATGCAGATGATCGCATTCTCTCTCTTGTTGATAACCAAGAAAGGAGAATCTACCAAGCACAGGGCTTGACTCTTCGACCACTGGATAGTACTTAAGTACTTTCCAGATCTTAGAGTCGAGATACCTGCATACCTGCCAGCAACCGGCTTTATATAGCTGGTTGCGGAAGGATATGAGGGATATCACGCCCTGTCCGTCTGACCGTGATGTAGGGAACATCCGACGGAACTTCACGACTGAAACGTCGTATCCGTCGAAGTACTCCTTACCGCAAGACTCTCGAAACCTTCCGGTTGCGAAGGACTTGCTACGACCGACACGAGCACCAAAATGCTCGAGCGACTGTATCACGGATTCCACCGTGTCTGTGGGGACAATAATGTCATCCCCATAGACGCGCACTCGGCCACAATAATGTTGAATATCATTAATTGTGGTAAAGCGCGTGTTGAGCTCTTTCTCTATACCAAGGAAAATGGCTGTAAGAAAAACCATTGCCTCAATAGGGAAACAAAGAGCTGAACCCATAGACGCGTACTTGGCTAGGCGTACAACGCCATGACCAGGTACAGAAGCCCTTCGGCTGCGTGTAGCATCCAACCCCCTTAGCAAGGAGGGAAAGTTGCGACACATGGTCCGAACGAGCTGATTAGAAACCCGATCAGAAGCATCACTCAAATCGAGTGTTGCCAACGATCCGTTTTCTCGAGAGCCGGCCTGAGCCATACGCTGATTAGGCGTCTGATCAGAAAAGCCCAAGAGACGACCGAGAATCGGATGAGACTCGATCGAGAGAATAAGCGGCTCGAGCAACGCTTGCTGCATATATTGCATGCAAGTCGGCTCGATGGCGATTATTCTGGGTGTCTTCTGCGTCTTAGGGACAGAAATAACCCGAACGGGTTGCTCTGCACCAGGTTCGTCGAAGGTGACATCGTCCTCGTGCGCATAACGCGCATTGGGAAGCAGAAAATTCTCAAAAGAGAAAACTTCCTGCAATCGATGGGTCCAGCGATTCAGTCGAAACTTCTGGTTTCCCATTAGTTTATCGGCTGTCGCACCCGGACCATGCTTCGGAACGACGTCTTCGTTATAGATAAGTTTATCCATAACGGAAAACACCGAACTGAAGAGGATATTACTCATACGATGGAATTCGTCATAGTCTGACGAGTCCCAAAGATCAGTATATCCTTTCACCTCCTTCTCACACTCGATATAACCATCCATGGCATCTCTTTCCCGTGGATATGTGCACGGGAGCAAGATCTTGCTGAAGAGCAGCGTTAGCTGCCGAACAGCAATTATTGCTTCCACATCTGGTTTATCGAGCAACACGCCACTATCGCGGCTGAATATACGATCGAGGAAACCCCCAAGAAATTGAGGGAGACCTGCTCTCCAAGAAAAACCTTGGAAAGAGTTGCGATCCGCAATCCCTTGGTCTAGACTTTTTTGGAAGTCCTTACCAAAGGAAGGCAGGGTTATCGTTAGAAACGATAGCCCCTCACATTCAGCTCGACCTTGGACGGTCTTAATGTCCATGGTAGCGCTAGTGCAACATCTGGTTGCCATTTCTGTGGCAACTTGACTCCAGAGCACAATTAGGCTTTTCAATATCTCCTCCTAATAGAGGTGGATGTTCCTAAGCCCCATGCACTCTTTATGTCCGAGACAACTTTCTACATGAAAGCGGTCAAGAACATAATCAAAGCCCCAAGTGCCATCATTCCTGACAATCCGAAGATTATCAGGAGTATGGCTATGAGGACCTGAAAGTTATAATCAGATTTGGTCATAACTACAGGCTCACTCCTTTCCAAAATTCGACGGCCATCAGAAGACAGGTTAAACCTGCCCCCTAGATTCTCTCTAGGGACGCTGTACCACTCGAGAGTCTTACGACTCAGAAGCGATCAGCTTTTTGATAGCAGAACCTTCAGAAGCTGTGAGGAAGGTCGTTAGACCTTCAACCAGTTTCTTAAGTTCTTCGTTGGTAAACCCTGCAAGGGGTTGATCAACGACAATATACGCAGAAGCACCGACTTCGATGTTCTGCGTACTATCGAACGGATCGGTAGTGATCTTTGACAGATCAATCCTGGCCATATGGCGCTCTCGAGACCCGTTTTGGGTCGAAAGAGTCACCTTGGTCAAGCCGTCTTCGCTGAGGTAGATGGATTTGAAGTCCCCCGTGGAAACACGAGGGCACGTCGCTTCCGCTGCCGCAACTTTGACTTTGATTGGATCTGAGAATGCCATGGAACGTGCTCCTAACTCCGCACGGTTCGTACGGATTTGATGGTTGCAATGTATTTGCTACCGCAGATGTGTAAGACCAAGTGCGGCAGTTATGGCGAGTTGGGTAGGGGACAAACCCTCCCATTTCACGCCAAACCCGAAGGGGTTTGCCTCCCTCCGCCGCTTCGTGCAAACAGTACGAACAGCAGGGGGTGTCGTCCCAGTCAGGCCTATAAGGCCTGTAGTATGGGGCGTAATGGTTGTTGTGGAGGTAGTTTCCTCCATTATATAACCATATTGCATAACGAGCCCGGCTAGTCCAAACGCCGTAACGTTAGAGATAACGTTTGAGGTGTTCGAAAACCAGTCGACGGCCCAGCTCCATGGCGTCAGCTCCCAGACTAGGTCTGGTGTCAGCGCAACACCGAACAACTTTTCGGCATCCGTCCCAATACCAAGCATACGCTGGGTAGAATTACCCCGATGCGCATGATAGGTAAAGGAGCCGGAGAACCACCGTCTGGTGGTTGTTGTGTTGACGCGAGTTGCCGGCACGGTTCCAGCAATGTTGAATTTCGGCTCATTCGCACTAGCAGAATAGCTAGCATGAACAACCGAGATCTCTTCAGAGCTGGAAGAACTGATATCGTCAAAACTGAACTCACGGTGGACGAGTGTACCCGAAGCAGCATGATAGTTGTCAAGTATCTTGTTGCCATCGAGGACACTTTGTGCGGTATTTTTCATGTCCCGCACAAGTGGCATCCAGCCAAAGACGGCATTGAGATATTGATCTCCTGCCTTCTTAGCTAGACCCACCCTCCGCTCCCAAAGTTTGATCCCTGGAATCGGTATATACCGATCCTTCAAGATCTCACCGAGGGCAACGCCAGTTTCGGCGTTGGGATCAGTAGGGTCAACAATGGAAATAGCTTCAGCCCCATAAGGATCCAAGTAACTTGAATCCTCAGTAGGGATGGTGCCAGACCCATATGTTGAAGAGAGGCCATTAGTAGAAATCGGTCCCTGGTATTTAGCCGGAGACGGATTTTCTGCTTTTAGCCAGACGTTGCGAGTTGAAACACTTGCCTCGTCTCGGTACGTAAAAAACGGACCGCCCTCATGATAGTGGCCATCAGAGCCACGTTTATGCCCTGTCGAGACAGTCTTCTGTCTGCCTTTCCACGTAGCTTTAGAACGAGGAGAAAGTTCTCCGTTGTTCTTAGTGAAAGGGGGATACACGATCTCACGATCGAGTGCCCTCTCTCGAACTCCGTGTGAAGACATATCAGAACAGCTCCCTTCTTGGACTCTTAGTATTACTACTAAGGGTGGAGTCAAATGCACTGCGTGGGTGCCGAAAACCTGCCGTCCTGCACAAGTTGATGCAGGATAGGAGCTATGCCCTAGGGCGAGCTCCCTCAGAATGCTTTTCGCATTCTTCCGGTAGGGGATTCGTCTTATATCAATTTAATGTT